TAGGTTCGCAAGAACAATTAATAGAATCCAAAAATCGATGCTTGCTGAATTAAATAAAATAGCAATCATACATTTATTTTTATTAGGATTTGAAGATGAATTAACCAACTTTACTCTTTCACTAAATAATCCATCAAAACAAGGTGAATTATTATCTTTAGAGATATGGAAAGAAAAAATAACATTATATAAAGATGCGGTTGCTGAAGTTGCAAAATCAGTCGCACCTGTTTCAGCATCTTGGGCTAAAAAAAATATTTTAGGATTCTCAGATGAAGAAATAAGATTAGATATACAACAACAGAGAATTGAAAGAGCGGTTTCTGCTGAGTTAGAAAAAACCGCTGAAGTAATTGCAAAAACAGGACTATTTGATAATATAGACCAACTATATGGTAAAAAAGAAGACGCCGCGGCTGCTGGTGGAGCACCAGCAGAAGGTGGAGCGGCACCTGGTGGTGATGCTGGTGGTGCTCCTCCACCTCCTCCTCCTGCTGGTGGTGAGGCACCTCCTCCTCCGATGGAAAGATTTGTTAGAAATGATTTAGATTTAATTTTAGAGGATAGTTTATATTATGGAAAAACTTCTATTGATTTATCTAAAGGTAGATTGGGTTTATCAGAAATTGATGACAAATTAAAAGATTTATTAGATAAGTAATATATTTATTAATAAAAACATTATGAGCACATTTGGTTTAATAAAAACAAAATTAGAAGAAGCGTCTATAATTGCTTACAAAAATAATAAGTTTGATAGTTTCATTAAGGGATTTAAAGGTTTAGTATTAGAGAATAAAGATTTATGTGAACTTTATTATATATATGAAGATCTTTATACTAACAAAGGTTTGGATAGAGATATTGCTGACGACTATATAAACGAAACAATTGAATATTCAAAAATTCTAATAAAAGAAAATCAAGATGATATAAATTTTATTAACAAATGGTTAGACAAAAATCTTGTAGATACTAAAAATAATAATTATAGTGATTTAGACACCTTGATTTATAGTAATAGTATTAAAAATTTAGAAAAAGTTTTAGAATCAAAAAAACAAATAAAAAATACATTAATTAAAGAGTCAAAAAAAGATACCTCAACAGATTCTGTTAGTTTACCATTAGAGACTATGGTAAAAATGTATGAATCTAATTTAAAAAAAGATTTGAACTTAAATGAAAATGAAGTAAAAGAAATTACTAAAATTAAAAATTTATCTAAAGATGAAATAGAAAATGAAATTAAAGAATTAAGTGAATCTATAATTTCAAAATTAAAACCTTCTTTAAATGAATCTACAGATTCAGAATTAAATGAAAAAATACAAAGTACAATTGATGGAGTAAAAAACACTAAAATTGACCATTACAATTTATATAAATTAAGAAAATTAAATGATGGTTTATGACAAGATTTTTTAAATCGCTTTTAGGTTCAGGATCAACCACACTATCATCAAAAAGGTTTGTTGGTATTATTTGTGTTATAAGTTTAATAGTTAGTCTAATGGCTTCAGTGTTCTCACAAGGAACACTTTGTCCTGATGAATCATTAGTTGATGTTATTGGATTATTGGCGTTTGGTTCTTTAGGTTTAACCTCAACAGAATTAATATTTGGAAAAAAAATAGATAATAAAAAAGATCAAGAAGAAGTTTGATTTTTTTGTCTGTATTGTGCTTTCTTTTTTTGTGCTCTCTTCTTAACTGAAGGTTTTGTAAACTCTTGTCTTTCTTGTAATTTTTGAATTTGTTTTGTTTTATAAATTTTAAACTTATAAGTTTTTAATGCTTGTTCTAAAGACTTTTCGTTTTTTACGGGTACTATTATCATAAATTTTTTTGGTTTTATTATATAAATATTAGGATATTTTTTAAATTTTGACAACTACTTAAAGTTTTATTATAATTGTTAAAACAATAAACTTGTAAGAAATGAAAAATGAAAAAAGGAAAGACATCAAAACTAAATATTTTTGATGATGCAAAATGTCACTACGGTACAGTTGACTCAAAAGAATTAAAATCAATTTATGTTGTACTACAAACTTGGATAGAGCCCATAACTGACGAAGAGAATTGGAATAGAATTACAGGAATTTTAAAACGACAAATTTTACACACATTATTAGAGGTTGTTGAGTTCACAACTTTTGAAAAAAAACAGATAGTAGATCTTGATTTAAGAACAAGCGGGATTCAAAAAAATAAAAAAAGTTTTTTAAATTTAGAAATAACATTATTTGTTCACGATAAATCTATAGACTTCAAGTCATTAATTTTAAGAATCAAACTTAAAAGAATAATATCATCAATATATCATGATGATCTAAAAAAATCAAAGTATTTCACATTAAGTAAAACAAAAATTAAAGAAACTGTAATTAGCTAATATTTATTTTAAAAAATATATTATGAAAATATTAGGACCAAGTGATACAGGTAAAGGGATTTTAGTTGAGTGGGATGCAGGGATTATTAACCCAAACGAATATAGAAACAGTCAAGTAATAAAAGAATCTTACGGACAGTTAGACCATTCTAAACCTTTTGTATTTTATGCAACATTACAAAAATACGGGGTACCAAATAGAAATGGTAGAATATATCCTGAAAAAATATTAAAGAGAGAAGCTGAAAAATATAAGGAAATGATTAATAGAGGAATGTCTATTTCTGAACTTAATCACCCTGAATCTTCACTTATTGATTTAGATAGAGTAGCTCATTTAATTACTGATGTGTGGTGGGAAGACAATGTATTAATGGGTAAAATTAAATTATTAACTTCACCAGGTTTTCATGAAAAAGGTATTATTTCTTCTAAAGGAGATGTTGCGGCAAACATGATGAGGCAAGGTGTTACTATGGGTGTGTCATCAAGAGGGGTTGGGTCTCTAGTTAAAAAAGGAGAACAAAACGAAGTGCAAGAAGATTTTGAATTAATTTGTTTTGACCTTGTATCATCTCCATCAACACCAGGGGCTTACCTTTATTTAAATAAAGAGGATAGACCAAAGTACGAAGAAAAATTAACCGAACATCAAAATGTAGAATCAAATCCTTTAGGTAAATCTATTGACTTAATGAAAAGATTATCCGATTATTTGGATAAATAAATTTATAAGACATGGATGAAAAATATTTCGTAGCAAAAGTAACAACCGATATGGTTGATGAAAACACAGGAAAAGTAAAAAAACTTAAAGAAGAAAAATTGGTTAAAGGTTATAGTCCTACCGATGTAGAAGCTAAAGTAACTAAAGTTTATGAAACTTACACAATGGATTGGAGAATAACCGCAATTGTTGAAAGTAAAATTGATGAGGTAATTGAATAATCTTTAAGTAAAATTTTTATTAAAAAGGGAATACAAAATGTGTTCCCTTTTTTTGTGTACATATTTTTTGTTAATCATAAAATTAAAAAAACTAAACTTTTTTTAACTAACCATATATTTATTAATAAAATAAACCAATACAAGCAAAAATTATTGCATTTTATATGGAAAAAAATAAATCTGTGGTTGAAGAAACTTTATTGCAAATTAAGGCAATTGAAGAAGCAATCAGTGAAAACGCAAAAGGAATACTTGCTTCTACTATGAAGGAAGAAATCGGTGAATTAGTAAAAGAATCCTTAAAAGGGAAAAGAAATCTACATGAGCAAGAACAAGCACCTGAAGGTGAAGATGAAGATGAAATCGAAGATGAAGATGAAATCGAAGTTGAAGATGAAGATCAAGAAGAGGATGTAGAAGAACCTGAAATGCCTCAAGCAGGTATGGCGGGTGATAATCAGGCAGAAATGCCACCACTTGACATGACTCAGGCTTCTCCTGAAGAAGTTTTAAGAGTTTTCAAGGCAATGGGTGATCAAGATGGTATTATTATTAAAAAACAAGACGATGGAGATATCCACCTTGTTGATAATAATTCAAATACTGAATATTTGATAACCTTTGGTGGTGAATCAAACCCTAACGAACAAATGAATATGATGGAAAATTATATGGACGAGGGTGAGTGGAATGAAACAATCTACGAATTAGAAACTGAAGATGGTTATGGTTTTGAAGATTATGAAGACGAGGACAAAGGCGAAGTATACGACTACGGTTTTGAAGACGATTTGTATGAAGAAGACGTGGAACCTGAAATGCGCGAATACGATGAAAATGTTTATGAAATTGATCAAGAACAACTTGAATCAGTTTTAGAAGCGTTTAAGGTGAAAGGAATGGGAATGGGTAAACCAGGAACAGGTATGTCAAAATCTTCAGTTAATATGAAAGGTTTTTCTAAAGAACGTATGAAGTCTGGAGGTAGAGGAAAAACAGGTAAAGGTCCTAAATTCAAATACCCTTCAATTAAACATGGAGTTACAGAAACAGAACGTGACGAAATGGAAGAAGGATGGATGGATGAAGACTATTTAG